AGTTGGCGTCTCTTTTGGGATGAAGTCAATCTCACTTTCTAGCGATTTACGCAAATCATCGCGCATGTCTTTGGGAGCGCCCATCACAATCGAGTTGATCTGAGACGCAAGCTCTCTCCTAGCCTGTTGCGCCATCGACGCTCTCTTGGCAAAGTCGTCAAACGGGAACGCTACGGCAGCGGCCTGCTGTTGCGCTGGTGCTGGCGTAGGCTCCATGCTTAACACGGGCACAGTGCCTGCTCCGCGCTCAGTGCCCGGGATGGCAGCATCTTGCGCTGGCGTCTCCTGAATAAGCTGTGCGCCCGCTGAAGCTTGACGCTCCAGCTTGGATGGTTTAGTCGGAAAAAGCTCTAGAACGTAATCTGATAGTGATGCCATACGTTATTATTGTCCAAACATTGACCTAAATCCACTTAGGCTTGATCTAAATGCCTCAAGTTGAGTATTGGTTTTGTTATACCGTTCCTGCTCTGCTTGCCGCTGGCGCTTCTGCTCTTCAATGTTAGCATACTGCGGGCCAACGCTAACCTTCGCTCTATCCATCGCGCCAGTCTGTTCAGCCTCAATCTGCTGCAACTTGTGGTACTGCCCGATAGCGTTTCCGGCAAAGTTTGTAGCTTGATTCCAAAACTGAGCCTTTTCGGCAGTGCCCATGTTTTTGTACACCTCACTGTTGACTGTGGTATCAATTCCTTTTGCCAATTCAGGCGGAAGATAACCGCTTTCTTTTAATGTGTTGTAAAATCCCTCTGAGGTCTTAATCTGCGACTGCATCTTCTTGTAGTCGCCATACGCTCCGGCAATCGACGACGCCGCGCTCGTAAGCCCCTGCGCGATGCCCTGGCCCATCGCCAGCATGCCCTTCCCCTCGATCTCCCCGGCTCTAGCGTAAGCGTCTGCGATTCCTTGCCCCATCATGCTCATCGCCTGAGGAGCTGGCGTATTAAAAAGTTCACGAGGTCTTGCCATAAAAATTACCGTTTAATCTTTGAGTCCATCCACAACTTGATAAACCACTTTACGCGAGGCTTGTCTTTAATAAAGCCTGCAAACCATTCACCGTACTTAATGTACGTTGCTCTAAGCCATTCTGGCGCTTCGTTGACCATCCACTCGCGGAAGGTCAGCCAGTCTGGATTGGTGCGTCCATAAACCTCGCGGGCTACCCAGCACAAGATTGCAGCACCGCCAAGCAACCCGCCTGCTGTTAACGCTCCACCGCCAAGCGCCCCAAACATACCAGACTTCCCAGCACTCTTTGCCGCTTCAGCCTGAGCCATTCCAGCAGCATACTGCATCTGTGCGTTGTATGCGCCGTAGATCGAGCCCATGCCAGTTTGCGACTCTGGATTGAAGTACTGCGGGCCAGCCTGCTGTTGGCCCATCATGGCATTCTGCGCGGCTTGACCACCAAATGAACCTGCGTACATCGGTTGTTGGTAGAACGACGTAAGTGCAGGCGCGGACTGCTGTGCGAAGTAGCCGCCAAGGCCAGTGCCAAGCGCAACAAGCTGTTGTTCCCGAGCCTGACGAGCGTTGTAGCGGTTGAGCACCTCGGCAAGGTTGGATTGCCCGCCAAGCGACGTTCCCCGAGCCGCAAAGCCTGCACGGGTCTGCTGCTCGATGGCGCGTTGTTCTTGCGGAGACAGCATCGTGCCGTCCGTCTGTAAGGCGCCGAGCTTTTGTTGGGTGTACTGCTGGAGAGCCTGGTTGATCCCGCCAACACCCTGCGCTTCTTGAAAGGCTTGAACGTATCCAGGAGCACGCCCCTGCAAGCCGCGCAATTGCGCCGCCTGCTGACTCTTCATGTAGTCTTCTTCTAACTGCGAGTACTGAGGCTGAAGTCCACGATACAAGGAAATCTGGCTTTCGGCAGCCTGCCTGGCAATCCGGTCCTGAAGAGCTTGATACTTGGGCTGAAACTCCAGTTCTTTGGCGTAAACCTCTGGAGCCATTTCTACCTGCGCCTTTAGAATGGAGCGCATTGACTCCTGGTAATTAGGAGCCGCTGGTGCTTGTACGGTGGTTGATTTACTGCCTCCCATATAAAAGTCTTTCTAGTTTCCTTGGGGTGATTGGGACGGCATGATCGTGTCTCCATGCCCACACTTGTGTGATAGGTGATTTGCGCTCAAAGAATTGATTAAACATCTCAGCAACTGCTTGAGGCTCGCTAGCCCACGCCATGTGGATCGTCCAGAGGCCGTCTTCCTTGCGCCACTTCCAATTAAAGTCGCTAACGCCGGGATGTGTAGTCGAGATGCCGGTGATGATGCCGTCGCGGCGAGCCACATAAATACTGTCATGGACGCCGTAAAAACTAAGGTAGCCATCAACGTCATCTCGGGATACCTGTCCAAGAAGTTGTAAATGGTTTCGGCACTGTTCATATAGCGTATCGACAAGTTGTTCCCATTCAGTGACGGTCATTAGGTCTTGATGATGAACATCAGCGCCACATTGCGTGGACGGGTTTCAGCTCCACCGGTAGATCCCGTGGTTGCGGCTGCGGTTCTTGGGTCACGACCAGAGGCGTCGCCCCTGACTGCGTCTTGTATAATTGTTGGCGCGGTATAACTGTGCGTATGCGCTTGTATCTCCTGTGCCTGCGCAGACAAGATATCGCGAGGGTAATCGACCGTCGTGCGGTTGTTGCTCCATCCACGAACAAACTCACCTCGCAAATCGGGAAGATTAGTGCCAAATAACGCAGTAAGGTTAGGATAGCCAGCCGTGGATTGACCATTGCACTCAAGCCATCCAGCGGGAGGCGTAGATGTACCCCACATGACAATCTGTCCCGGCAGGATAGATGCCCCCACTGTAGCGTCAACGTATCCCTTGCTGGCTGCTGTAGCAGACGTAGATGGGTTGCTTGTGTTAAGCAAGAGAGGGCCAGTCATCGTGCCGCCAGCTAAAGGCACAAATATTGACGAAAATAGCGTTTTAACGCTCTCAATCGTATACTTAAAGAGCGCCCCTGCGCGTTCTGCCAAGATGTAGTCTGCCTCTTCAGGTGTGCCGGTAGTTTGCGCCGAGATAGCTCCGGGCAGCAGCACGGCGTTATCGACATGATCATTCAGGTTCTCGGCAGTGACCTGCGAGTTTGCCCCAGGGAAATCAGCGTAAGTTGTGCCTTTTTGGATCTGTTGAGCTGGCATATAAAGTTATTCCTGACTGATCATTGGTCTGTTGGTTGCTATAGCATACACAGCAGCACTTTTCAAGGATGGTCTTCCAACAACGAAACTTATCGTGCAATCCATCGACGTTCCCCTGGCCGCTATCCGTGGACGAAGCGTGCCGTCTGTGTTTCCGCTAAAGCTGTACTCAAGCACCGTCTCTGTGGCGTCAGGGTCGTAGGTGGTCGTCTCAATCCGCACATTGTCGTTCTGGACGTTATTGAAGCTGAACTCGCCTCGACTGTATCGCTTCTCGGATGAACTGCCCATCGTGTATTCCCTCGTCCTTACAGAGGCAGGAATGTGGGTGAAGTTCGGTACACCGGGGTCTAGGGTAGACTCAACCGGTTGTGTAGACTGAGGGAAAAGATTGAACGGCAGAACCGGCGTAGCGTTGGATGTATTAAATTGATCACCCTCGATTTGCTCTTCTGTCAGATAAACGCCGCCATACTCGTTTTCCCCAGCAAAGTTTGTGATCATCATTAGCCGGCGCTGATTAATATACGCGGACAAGATCAAGTTATCTGCGAACAACCCAGCAGGATAATAGTCAATCGACTCCCAAGCTTGGTTCAGCGTGTTGTAGACTAAGATCCTGACGTTCCTAGTGGCACTGCCAGTGGGCATGGCAATGTAGAAGCGGTTGTTATAGTAAGTCGCTACTGAGTTTTGAACGGCGTTGTAGTTAACGCTGTCAAAGAAGTCCGCAATTGGCTCGCTCAGTGGCAGCGTGTTGCCTATCAGCTTCAGGTCAAGCTGGGGCGTCAGCATGTGGACGCCGTTAGCCGAGAGGAAAAACACGAACTGGCCGGCTGCAACGATTGACCGTCTAGCCAAGCAGCCAATCTCGGTTGTCACTACTGTCGTGCTACTCTGCGCCCCGGGAGGCGAGTTAATGTCAAAGTTGTCAGTCTCGACGTAGACAACGTAGATGCTATTGGTCATGAAGACCAAGAACTGATCCTGCACCCACGGTAGCACCCCTACAATCGAGTCATTCCCGCCAGTGTTGATGACGAAGTTGTTCAGCGTCGTATCGCACTGTTCACTCAAGATGTCACTCACCAGCATCTGGTAGTCGCCAAACTTAAGGATAAGCCGATTCTGGAAGTACAGTCCAAAGTCAGCACAAGGCACAGACTGGGTGATGCCTGTAACCACACCGCCGTCTACTGTGAACTTCTGCTGGGCAAACGTGACTGCTACTAGACCATCTTCCCATATCAGCGGAGGCAATCCACGGCGAGCGTTCCAGCCTGCTTGTGTAGTTCGAGCGGCATAGGTGACGCCAGTGTTGTTCTCATACTCAAACGTAAAGCTGTTCGCGCCAGTCACCGTGATGACATAGCTGCCAGTGACGGCCTGTCCTGGGCCATCTCCACCGTCTGTGCGCCCGATGGTGACCTCGTCGCCGCTAGTGTAGTTATGCGGCAAAGTCGTCGTGATCGTGATTATGCCAGTCGCGTTGTCTAAGATGTCAGGGTTAGACTCAGTGGCAGCAAACGTCGTCTTGTCGTACTTACCACGGAAGATGTAGATCTTGTTCAGTGCCGTGACTACGTCGCAGATGCCACCTTCCTCGATGGTTCTGCCAGTAGGGAACAAGTATGGCCCGATCAAGTCTTCAGCATTTGGCCCCTGAGCAGGCTTGTACAGGTACATCCTGTCAGTGAAGACTAGCACAATGTTGTCGCGCCCCGAGCCGTCCACATACAAGCCCGAGCCAACCATCGTTAGCTCGATCAAGTCATTTTCAGTGAGCCTTTTTGTGCCTTTTCGAGGCTGAGCGATCCCACGCTGCAAACGAGTGTTAAAGCTCGCCTGAAGCATTCCAGGCTTCAAGTTGGCAGCATCGAGCCTACTGGCAAAGCCAATAAACGTGTCGTCACCTTCAACTTGTTGTTCTTGCGCCATTAGGAAATGAGCTTACTGAGCTTGTCCACGACACGCTGGAGATCGTCGCGCACCTCGATCATGCGATCCATATGCCCGTCATCTTCACCTTCTTCTTCACCCTCATCCTCGTACTCCTCCTCTTCACCGTATCCGCACTCGGAACAGGTGCCGTCGGACTCCATAGGAGAGTCGCACTCGGGACAGGAACGGCTTTTGCCGCCCATAGGGCCACCAAGGATGGCCAGCATTGCTTTCATCGATTTCATAGAGTTAGGCGATTAAGGATTGTCCCTTGGCCCGGCGAACACGCAGATCAGCAAGAGAATAAGGAATATCATATTCAAAATGAGGCGCATCGTATAGCTTCTTGAATTTGCCGCCCCAGCGGAGCTTGTGCTTAACGCAGAGTGTCGAGGCGTGCTTATGCATAAGATCAGCGATCTTCTTGTCTGCCGGCGTGCTATCGTCCATGTACACTTTGCCCTTAAACACGCCGCAGTCGATGGCGAGTCCGAAGTTGTGCATGGATGATCCTGGCTTGGCATTGGTCACTTTTGGCCCCGGTGCCGTGCGCCCCTTGGCGTACAGCGCAGACTGCTCTTCCCAAGATCGAGTGCCGCAGATAACTTTGTAGTCCAAGCCGTCTTTAGCCGCCAGTTCTTTAGCATCGAGCAAAAAGGCTGTAAATGCGCCCTGAACCTCAGGGAGCAGCGTTAAGATGTGCTTGGCTGATCGTTCGTCAATCACCGTTTCTCGTTACGGATTACGTCAATAATGCCAAAGATTGCCATAACGCCCTGAGCGATTGCTCCACCGATGCCGGTGCTGTACAGCCCGAGAGCAGCGCCAAGTTTAGCAAGTCCAAGCCAAGTAGAAGGTTGTTTGAGATGTTCTTTCATAATCATTCGTGGAGTTGAGCGATTCGTTCCCAGAGCTTGAGCCTGTCTTGTTCGCACTCGGAAATCTTGCACTCTAGTTTGTTTAGTTTGCTATGCAGGTAATACAGCGCCAGTGCCAGTAGGGATACAGTTAAGCCTTGATCGAAGATGTGGGTAAGCACCTTGGCGATAAACTCGTCCATACCTACTTCTTCTTGGCGGTCTTCGCAGCTTGCCGGAACGCCTTAGCGGTAGGGGCGCCCTTAGTGCCGGGTTTGCGCATCTTCTCTTTGCTGCCAGCGGCGATACGCTCGCGCTTGGCGTGGATGTTGGAGTAGAGTCCCTTCTTCATAAGATTAGCACTTCCATCTCCGCATGCTTGCCTTAGCCCGTTCTGCCGGCCCTTTAGCTTTGGCGACGACACCTGCCATACGAGCGCAGAACGACTTCTTGCGACCAGCGTCAGCCTTGGTCTTGGGATTCGGAGCAGGAGCCTTCAGGTTGCTGCCAGTCGCCTTATTGTACTTGGCGCGTCCCTTGGCTGTTAGCCCTGCCCCACGCGAGGCAGGCAGCTTCTCGCCGCGTCCCACTGCTAGTGATACGGATTTCTTTGGCATACGATTAGCGTGCTAGAGCGTACTTGCTGGGCACTTCTGCGAAGGCGGCGAAGATGTAGGTGGCCGCTGACACATTTAATTCAGCCCCAGCGCCTCTTGCTTTAATTCCGTTAGATAAAATATCCAATGATGTTCCAGTGCCAGTAAATTCTACTGCTGGATCATTTGGAATAAGTCCAAGATTTGTTAAATTGCTTGGATTTCTTGAAGAATCAAACATAACCCAACTTGCAGCAACATCCGTCCTCTTCACCATCACAAACCTAGGCCTGAACCCACAGAACACAAACGGCCCGTCAGCACTGCCATTCCCCGTGTAGCTGCCAAAGCGGGAGAAGCCTGCGATCTCAGCGAAGCAGTAGGCGACGTAGCTAACGCCAGAAGCATTAACATCCGTGGATGTGCCAAGGCTGAACACGCTTGAGGTGGGCGCTGTGCTATTCCACACTGTAGCCGCTGCGGCAGCTTGGTTTGTCGAGTTAAGCTGGATGCTATTTGCCGCAGCAATCGACGTGTGGCGCACCTGCCAGTTGCTCGTAGCGCCAGTCTGTGACCGCTTCACGATGACCATCGCAGGCGCAACGCCCAAGTTGTGCGCAACCGTTCTATTGACGCCTGTACCAGCGTAGGATACCACATCCAATCCAGCGGTGATACTTTCCCTCCACTGCCAGGCAATGTACGAGTTGGCATTTGCGTTGACTATTGTCGTGTCCGTGCCAAGGCTAAATCCATCGCCGTTAAATGCTGTCAGTGAGTTTGCGTTGGTTGTTTCAGCGGCAGTCGTGTCAGACGACAGGTACTTGCCAGTCCCCCGTGTAGAGTCGAACAGCGCATGGCTCGTAGCGCCCGGTGTCCGTGACTTAATCCACACCAGATCCGGCTGGAACGACACACTGTTCACCGCATTCGACAGTGACCGTGCAGCAGCGTTGCCTGTGTAGGTCGTCGCTGCCATGAAGTTCGCACCATTCACAATCGACGGTGTCGGCAGGTTGTTCGTGTTGAGTGCGCGGAAGCCGGCAGGAGGCGTGTATGCGAAGGGGCGTTGGCCGAAGTTTGCGCCACCAGTTGAACTTCCAGTTCCACCTCCAGATCCTCCGGCAATAAAAAACAATGGTAATGTTCCAGAAATTGTTGCTGTCGTGCTTATTTGTGTATTGTTTTTGTAAACTCGCGCTTGTCTTGTTGCTGGATCACAGTCAACGCTTACAATATCCGCTGATGTGTATGTAGCAAATGTTCCTTGAAGTACGTTATTAAAATACAAACGTCCATCTGAAAAATACAAAACATTATTTAAAGATGTTACTGATTCTGATACTCCAGTATATCTAACTGCAGATCCAAATGCTGTTCCATAAAATTCAGCATACGCCTTTGCGTCAATTGCAATACTCGATAATACTCCATCAGATGATGATGATGTAAATGAATTCCCAAGATTTCCGTCAGTAGTGGCTGCTGATCCAGTTTTGCCAACTGCATTCCACACCGCATAATTCCCCCTGCCGTTCCCGCCGTCAGCGTAGTTCACCGGGACATCGATCATGCTGTCGTACGTCGCGCCAGCCGTCAGCGACACGCTGTTCACCGTCCAAGTGTTACCATTCCCCGAGCTATCCGTGCCCAGCGCCGCTACAGACGACGTATTGCCAAACTTGAGGTAGAAGCCGTTCGTGCCGTAGCTGCCTGCGTACTGCTTGGGTGACCACACGCCGGTCGTGGACTCAATCTGACCGAAGGACGATGGTGTCAAGGCTTGACCGTCGATGAAGTTGACTTCTGTGATGTAGCCGTCGAAGTAAGCTGCTGGCGTGGAAGATCTATTTCCGATTGAATGCGCCGTATTTGCGTTCCAAAAAGTCGTTGTGTTTTGATTAAAGATTGTATTTGTAGCCCACGACGTTACACGCGATCCATTAATCCAAATTTGAGCCCTATCTTCCGCTGTTGCTGAAGTTGAATTTAAAACAATGGCAATATGATACCATGCAGATGGATCTCTAAATACTTGTGTTGTTTTTTTATCTAAAGCAATAGACCCTGCCGTATTTTGATAAACATGAAGATTGTCAGTTGAATCAAAGTAAACAGCAAATTCATTTGATGTCGAAGCACCAGCTCCAATTAAAAAACCATTTATTCCTAATGCGCCTCGTTTAACCCATGCGCTCCATGTCCATGTGGTTTGATTGCCACTAACACCCGGCGTCCTGCTCAGGTAGGCAGAAGCACTTGATCTAAACCGAAGTGAGTTTTGGACAAAGTTTCCGCGCCTGAGACTGCCTAGTAAGGATAACATAGAAGAGAACATAAATTACGTTGTTGCATCGCCACCAACGACCCAGCTATTTGCGGCCACTT